CAATTTTTCGACGGGGGACTGTCGACCATTCAGCCGGATTGGTTGCCCCTCGCCTCGGTGCAGTCGGTCACCGAGTACTACGGCCTTTCGGGGTTCGTTCTCACTGAACAGAACCTCGACGCGCAGATGAACGCATTTGCCTTCACGGTCGACTACACCACGGGGCAGATAACCCGCCGCACGTTCGGCGGAGGTGCTGCGACGTTCGCACTCGGCGACAAGAACGTAAAGGTCGTCTACACCGCCGGAACGGGCGGGCAAATCCCGTTCACCATCCGCCTAGGCGCCCTCGAACTGATCCGGCACCTATGGCAGCAGACGCAGAACGGCGGACGGCCTAAGTTCGGTAGCGCCGGTATCGACGGCGACTCTATGGGCGTGCCTATGGGATTCGCGCTGCCAGACCGTGTGATCGAACTATGGGGCCCTAAGCGCCGACCCCCGGGAATCGCGTAATGCCCATACCTAGCTCGACCTCGCCCGCCGTACGGGCCTACCTGTTCAACCAACTTACAGCGAACCTCGCGCCCGACCCGAACGTCACGACTGCCCGCCTTTTGGTGTGCTACGACGAACCGGGACCCGACCAGCCGGACGACATTGTTTCGGTCGGCAAGGTGAGCAGGCATATCGGCGTCAATTCCATGGTCGGCGGGGGTGGCGCCGGATGGCTCGACGAGCGGTACACGATCGAAATCGAAATCGACGTGTACCGAGGCAACGACGATCCGCAGGCCGTCTATCAGCGCGCAAGCGACCTCGCCGACGCCGTCATTTCGGTTATCCGCACCGACCCGTCCCTAGGTGGCCACGTCCTTACGGCGCGCCCGCAAACGTCCTCGCATGAGGTCACGTGGGATGACCAGCACATGGGGCGTCACGCAACGGTCGTGATCGAGGTCGAGTGCTTCCAGCGCATCTAGTCACCTACTAGTCACTAGTAGGTGCTCGACCCGAGGAACCCCCTTGCCTCTTTTCTCGTATTCCGGCACCGATGAACGCTATTACCCGACGCTCGGCGTCGAGGCTGCCCCGGGTGTTGTGCTCGACCTCGCCGAGGCGCCCGACGACGGCCGATGGGAGTCGGCGGCAACTCCGCAGGATTCTGCGCCCCTGCCGTTGGAGAACCCGCAGCCCGAGGCGGCTGCCGACCCCGCACCTACGAATCTGTAAGGGCTGCACATGCCGCATTCTTCAAATCTCTCTTTCCTCGGCATTGCCAAGGAAACGATCCTAGGAACGGCGGTCCCTGCGACCGCGTTTATTCCGGTCGACAAGCCGACCCCCAAGGATTCGCTAACCCTTCTCCAGGACAAGGGTCTACGCGGTTCCATGGTCGAGGTTTACAACGAAATCGCGGGGCCGAAGCATTCAACCTTTGATTTCGGCGGCGACGTTTTCCCGGACACCGTTGGTTGGATGCTCGCGGGTGTCCTCGGCGACGTGACGACCACGGGCGCTAGTGCCCCGTTCACGCACGCCGTTTCCACGCTGAACAGCGCCGACGGGCAGCCTAAGAGTTACACCCTCACCGACTACTACGCGACCGGCACACGGCAGTACGCGGGCGCTAAGTTCTCGGAACTTGCGTTCAAGTTCAACGGCGACTCGATGCTTACCTACACGGCCAAGGCAACGGCGTTCGCCTCGACGACCACGACCGTTCCGACGCCATCGTTTACGGCTGTTGCGCCTGTCGCTGCATGGACCGGTGCTGTAACCATCGGCGGTGTCGCCTCTACGGCCGTCCTCGACGGCGAGGTCACCATTAAGCGCCCCGTGACCGTGATTCAGCCGGTCGCCGGTTCTCAGAACCCGGGCAACATTTGGTCGGGCCCCGTGACGGTCGACGGCAAGCTAACGCTTGTGATGGAGGACGACACGCAGCTAACCAACTACCTGAACAACACGCAGCCCTCGCTAGACGTCAATTTCCAGGCGGGTGCGGGTGCGGCGGCGATTCAGGTCAAGCTACACATGACGAACGTCGTTTACTCCGCTGCCGACATTGGGCGCGGTAAGGATTACGTCGAAATCGCCGTGTCGTTCAGCGCTCGCGCGAACTCGACGGATATCGGCGCCTCGGGCGGCTATTCGCCTATTAAGGCCACCATTCAGAACGCGATTGCATCGGGAACTTACGCCTAATGATTCACATCACTCTGCCCTCGGGCGCTTCCGCCGACCTGCGCCCCGTGTCCGAGGTCACCGAACGGCAGCGTCGGCCTATCAAGCGCATTCAGGCCCAGCTAGCCGCGCGCCCCGCGTTCGCCGCCGCTGTGAAGGAAGCGCAGGCCATTGCCAAGGCTGCGGGTACCGTCCTCGACCCCGAGGCGGAACTACGTATCGCCGCCGGTATGGGCGACGCATTCGACCTTCTAGAGGACCTGAACGACTCCCTAGTGGCCGCGCTGGTCGCCGGTTGGTCGTATGGGTTTGCCGTGACCGTTGACGGCGTTCAGGACGTGCCCGGGGCCGACCTCGACGCGCTACGCAAGGAATGCGCCCCGTACCTGCCGCAGCTACTCCCGGACTTTGAGCCGTCGGCGGACGCTGATTCCCCTATCGCTCCCTCTGGCGCCTAAGCCAGGCTCTAGAGGGGACTTTCGAGTTTCCCGCCGAGGCGCTGCCTCTTGAGGACTACCGGACGTGGCGGCTATGCACCCTCATGGGTTGCCGCCCGTCCGACCTCGACGACGAATCGGCCGTGAAACTGGATTGGCTACTAGCCGTAGATGACGCCGTGTCCCGTGCCCGCGCTAACAAGGAAAGGGCGGCGGCGAATGGCTAATGAGGCGTTCGGCGCCCTAATCGAGGGTGCCAAGGCTGCCGAGGCGGAATTGATCGCCATGGATAAGCGTGTTGACCTCGCGACGGTCGCCGCCATTAAGAAGGTGCAGTCACTCACTCGGGCCCGTGTCCGGTCGAGGCTGCGAGGTCGCGCCCGCTGGAATCACCGTGGGCAAGGTGTGGCGTTCGCGTTCATTACGAGAGTGGATATCAACGGCGGCGGTTCCGGCCACGTGAACCGTTCGGGTGGCCCGGGTCGCTTTACCGGCACGCTGAACGGCGCCGTAAGGGCTAGCCGTAAGCCTCGGCTAGAGGGCACGGGGACCTATTCCGGCGTCGTGTTTATGGGCAGCAAAGTTGCCCCCGTCGCGAACGTCTATAAGGCCCGAGAAGAGGCTAATCACCCGTACTTTGCCCCGGGCGTGAATTCGGCCAAACCGAAAATGCCCATCGTGTGGGAAAAGGCATGGGCGAAAGCCACCGCAACCAAATAAGGGGGTAACCGATGGGTGCGTTGCCCCCGATCTTTATCGAGTTCCTAGGTAAGAAGACTGGGTTTTCCGCCACCGCAAAGGGTGTCCGCACCGAGCTAGCCGAGGTCGAGGCGCAGGGCGGCGGGCACATGAAGCGCCTTAGCGGCGTTGCGAGTGCTGCCCTACTCGGAATCGGCGTGGCGGCGGGCGTTACCGCTGTCAAGACAATTCACATGGCTGCCGACTTTCAGACTTCCATGACTCGTGTTCGCACGGGTGCGGGTGAGTCGGCGCAGAATATGAAACTCGTGTCAGACGGCGTCCTCGCCATGGCGGGGCAAGTCGGCCAGTCGACACAGCAGCTAACGCAGGGCCTCTATACGGTCGAGTCTGCCGGTTACCACGGCAGTGCAGCGCTACAGGTACTCAAGACGTCTGCGCAGGGTGCAAAGGTGGGCGCTGCCGACCTCGGCACGGTTACCGACGCTGTGACGACGGCGCTAAACGCGTATCACCTAAGCGCCAAGGATGCCGTACCGACCATGAATGCGTTGGTTGCGACCGAGGCCGAGGGCAAAACCAACATGGAAGCCCTAGCCGGTTCCATGGCCTCGATTCTCCCCGTGGCCTCGGCGGCACATGTCGGCCTTAACGAGGTTCTCGGCGCCATGGCCACAATGACGTCGCAGGGTACTTCCGCCGACGTGGCAGCGACCTACCTACGGCAGACGATCGGGCAACTCTCGAACGCCACGCCCAAGGCTGCCGCCACTATGAAGGGGCTAGGGCTCGACGCCAACAAGGTTGCGCTAGAGCTAGGTCACAAGGGCCTCGCCGCCACGCTGGAAACCCTTACGGGCGCCATCAAAAACAAGATGGGTCCCGGCGGCACGGTCCTTATCGACACGCTGCAAAAGGCGTCGAAGAATTCCAAGGACTTTAACGGCCAGCTCAACAAGATGAGCGGTTCCCAAAAGACGTACATCGGCGCCCTCGCGACCATGGTCGGCGGCACCAAATCCATGATGGGTGCGCTACAGCTAACCGGCTCGCATATGAAGACGTTTAAGGACGACGTCAAGGGCGTTGGCGACCACGTGCGTAAGGGCGGTAAGTCGGTCGAGGGCTGGGCCGACGTACAGAAAACCTTTAACCAGCGCATGGCCGAGGCCAAGGGTTCCATGCAGTCGCTCGGAATCTCAATCGGCCTCGCGCTGTTGCCCGCAGCGACAAAGCTAATGGCGGGGTTCGCGAAGATAGCGGGGTTCCTTGCGAGGAATCACACGCTGTTGTTGCTGTTCGCCGCAGGGCTTACCGCAGTCGCAATCGGTCTAGCGGCGGCGAAAATCGCCACGATCGAATGGACCACGGCACTAGAGATAAACCCGGTCTTCCTGATAGCTACGGCAATCGCGCTTTTGGTGTTCGGCCTAGTCGAATTGGTCCTCCACTGGAAGCAGGTAGCGGCGTGGCTTTCCGGCGCGTGGAAGTCAGTCGTTCACGGCGTCGGCGAGGCTTGGCATTGGCTAGCGGGCGAAACGTCGAGTGCCTGGCACGACATCGTGCATTGGGTGACGTCGGCGTGGAATTCCGTAGCGTCGTTCTTTTCCTCGGCGTGGCACGCTGTGGCCGACCCGATAGTGAATGCCTGGCATTGGGTGTCCCGGGTCACCTCGACGGTTTGGAACGCAATAGCCGGGTTCTTCAAAAAGTGGTGGCCCCTGCTGTTCGTGATTTTCTTGCCGTTCGTTGCGCTAATCGTCGCGCTGTGGAACCACTTCCATAAGCAGATCGAATCGACGGCAAAGACCGTATGGAACGCCCTAGCCGGGTTTTTCGAGTCCATATGGCACGGCCTAGCCGACGCGGCAAAGTTCATATGGGGGCTCATAAAGTCGTACATCGTGCAGCCGGTCGAGGAAGTGTGGCGCTACCTCAAGGCAGGTTGGCACACCTTTGCCGGGTGGATGTCTACGGCGTGGCACGGCATTAGCTCCGTAGCGTCCTCGATTTGGGGCTCAATCAAACGCAACATGATTCAGCCGATAACCGATACCTGGCACACGATCACTCGAATCATGGGCCAGGTAAAGGACGCCATTTCCGGCAAGCTGCATGAGGCGTTCAACGCCGTAAGGGACGTCGGTAAGTGGTTCGAGTCCATCGGTACGTGGATTGTTCACGGCATCGTTTCCGGCATCGAGGGTGCGGCCGGTTCGCTGTTCGGGTCCCTTAAGGATCTAGCCTCGAACGCGCTGAGTTCGGCTAAGTCGTTCCTCGGCATCAACTCGCCCTCGCGTGAGTTCGCCGAACAGGTCGGCCACTGGATTCCCCACGGTATCGCCGAGGGTGTCCGGAACTCCGCCCACGCTGTGAAGACTGCCGTAAATGAGGCGACCGGCGCAGCCCTCGGGCGCGTCAACGTCGGCGGGCAGATCTCGCTAGGCATGGGCACCTCGGGCGGCTACGGCGGCACTACGACCGTTATTAACGTGCACGTCGAGGGTTCCGTCATGGCGGAACAAGACCTACGGGACGTGCTACAGCGCGAAATGTTGCGCCTCGGCGCCCGCAACTCGGGCACGTGGCAGCCGTACCGACGCTAACCAAGAAAGGGGCACCTACTAGTCACTAGTAGGTGCCCCCCTC